CTTCGCGACGTTCAGGGCCGAAGCCGTGCCGCCGGTGTTGACGCCTACGTCATAGGCGCCGGAACCGACCGTGCCGAACGATTCGGACGAGGTGCCGTTTTCGCCGGTGAAGTTGGTGCCGAAGACAGCCGTCAGGAGCACGTCGTCGATCGCGCGGTTCATGGCAGCCGAACCGGCCCTCGCGTACGGGCTGGTCAGTTCGACGATGGCGCGAAGCTGGTCTTCGTTGTCGATGAGCGACGCCCACTCGTAGTCGAGCGGAAAGACCCAACGCTTGTCCTGCGAGAGATCGAGCAGCGGGGTGTCGGCGTGCCGGCTGACCTTCAACTGCGCGGTCGCGGAGCCGAACTGTTCGACAACGCTGGCGGCCTTGCCGACGTGCGTGCCGGTTGTGACGGCGCCGCGAAGCCGGGAACCTTCCTGCTGAAGCAGGAGTTCGACGTTCGCCTTGTACTGCTGTACTGATGCTACGGTGATGGTATCGGGCATTGCAGCCTCCGAGAATTGGGGGTATAGCCAGTTGCACCGTCTTGGCTGGTGCCGCCTGGCTTATCCCTTGCGGGGGCCGCTGTGGTTGGTGCTACGAGCAGGGGGCTTTCGCCTTGTCCTGCACACCTATCACCCTTTCAGTCTATCAGAACAGGTTTTTAACCCCTTCCGTCGGCTTGTCGCCCTCGAGCACCCAAGCCGAAAAAGCCTTTGCCGCCGCGAGGATACCTGCTGCATAGCCGTCGACGTTCGGCACCGGATTACGCGCCGCGGCTTCGATGCAGCGCAGGCGAACCTGCACCGCATCGACGTCCACGATCACGAAGGGATTGTCCTTCGACCCCGGGGTGTTCATGCCGGGTACATCACCTTGAACAGCGCCGCCTGCTTCTTCTTCATCCCCTCATGTCCCGGGTGTTGCGTGTCGCCGAGCGCCTTGATGGCGTTCGGGTCGAGTTTCATCGCTTCCCACTCGGCTTTCGCTTCGTCCGGCGTGAGGCCGCCACCCATGCCGCGACCCTTGTCGCCGCCGAGGATGAAATTATCCTCGCCGGTGCGCTTGCCAAGATCAGCGAACATCTTCATCGTCGCGCCGTAACCGATGGTGCGCTCGATCGCGTCGATGACTTCGGGCGTGAAGCCGAGAGCTTTCGCCGCCGAGCCGGCCGCATTGAACATGCGTTCGGCGCCGTCTTTCCACTCGGCAAGAAGCGCCTTCTTGTCCGTGTCGACAGAGATGTTGTAGTCCTTCTCCTGTTGCGCGAGCACGGTCTTGATGTACTCGTTATGCTTGCCGGAGAGCGCCTTCACTACTTGCGCCGGCAGGCCGAGTTCATGGAACGTGTTGCGCGCCCAGGTCTGGTACTTCTCGTCGATCGCCATGCCGACGTCGGGCTTCGCGAACTCGTACTTGTCCGCGCTCGCCGGACGACCGAGTTTGTCCATCGCCGAGAGAAAGCCGACTGGATCATCGGCGCGCGGGATCGTGAGCAGCGTGTTCGGGTCGCGACCAATCAGTGCTTCAGCGCCGCGGTAAGACTTAATCGCGTCCTGCGAGTTCTGCCAGCCCTTGTTCTTCACGTACTCGACATCGGCCGCTTCCGTGTAGCCGTGCCAAGGGGCGGCGATTGTAGTCGCCGCTGTCGCTGTGGTGGTTGCCGCCGCAGTTGTCGTCGCTGCGGCTGCGGTTGTGGCGGTTGCTTCGGGCATTGCTTTCTCCTGGTTAAAGTCCGAGTTCTTTCAGACCGTTTATAAAATCGTCGGGGTGCAAAAGCGTCATGCACTTGTTGTCCCCGTACACACATTCCGTGAAGTGATGCGCAAGTCCCACCCAATTCGACTGGCAGCCGGTGCATTCGAGATCGCGCGGGAGGACATAGCGTATGCGGAACTCGTGGTTGCCGTGGCGCGCGATGTAGCGATGTTTCGGCAGCGCCGTCGCCATCGCGTAGATGATCGGGGCATCCGTGGTGCCGGCGAGATGCAGCGTGCCGCCATCGACGCCGACGACCGCAGCCGCGTGGCCGAGGATGTCGCGGCACTCGAGGAGCGTTGTCTTCTCACGCATGTCGACGCAGCGCTTGAAGATCTCCGGGTCGAGCATCTGCGTCTGTTCGCGAATCGTGATCGGTTTCATTTCGCCACGGATCTCAGTTTGCGTATGGCTCGTCTTCGTGCCGACGATCACCGGGCGGTAGCCTTTCTCTAGGCACCACGACATGATCGGCCCCATTACCGATGCGTGAAAGAGCTTGTTGTCGCTCGTCGCGCCGACCGGGAAGACAACATACGCTTGCTCTTGCCAGGGGCCGCCGCAGCCGGGACCATACGGCAACTGCGGTCGCGGCCCGAGCGGCGCTTTCGTGAGATAGCTGCGCTGCTCCATCGTCTCGGGCTGTGCGTTGATGAGGAAATTGTACGCGTAGTCGACCATGTGGACGCGGCAACGCGTGTGTGTGTTGTGGAGCGCCGTGTTGAGCGAGCTATGGAAGATGCCGATCGCGTTGCGCGACTTGCGATCCCTCGGCAGATCCATCAGGCTGCGGAACTCGAACTCGCCGTACGGCGCGAGCAGATGCTTGTGCAGATCAATCTGCCAGGGTGGCATCCACAGAATAAACTTCATCGTCGGGTACATCTGGCGAATGAACGCGACGGGCGGGAGCGACGTAATCATGTCGCCCAAGGCACCGTGCGGGAAGACGAAGTGCTGCTCGTCGTGCGAGACTACCTGCTTGCCATCACGGTACATCACTCCCTCCCGTCGAGGAGCGCCCACAACTGCTCGGGCGAGAGTTTCGTGTGATGCTGGATGCGCAGCCAAACTTGGCGTCGACCTTCGGCTAGAGTCGACTCACGATCGCTCGCCTGCCAGGTAGATGAGTGCGCATAGCAGTAGATCGCGAGATCGCGCAGGACTTCCTCGGCGAGTGGCCCTTGGAACGTCTTGCGGTATGCGTACTGCCTGCGGTGAAGAAACTGCCGCGCTTTCTCGATGAGTTCGTTCAGGCTGGTTTGCCTCCAAGTTGTTTGCCACCAATTTGTTTGGCTACGGACGCCATCGCCGGCGCCGCATCGACCATTTGCTGAGTCTGTGCGTTTTGGGAGCGGGAGGAACGACGAGCCTGGACATCTTCGAGGGTGCGCGTCCATGAAGTCGGAGCGCCTTGGATGTCCAGTATTTCCGGCATGGCAGTGTCGAAGTCGAACCAATCCAACGGTTCCATATCTCCGGTCATTTTTGCGTAATTGCCAGCCGTGTCAAGAGCGCGCATGAAGCCTGACGCTTTCTCGGAGCGCGCCATCCGAGAGAGCGGGTTGTCGTATTCGATGCGATACTCGACCTGGTAGTCGATGAGAATCTGCGGCATCTTCGGCAGCAACCCTTGCACGCCGAGAAGCTGGATCTCGCGCTCGATCATCGGCCCCAGGAACTCCGAGGACATGCGCCCTGATGTGGGCGCGAGCAGCATGCCTTTCTCTTTGGCGCGCTCGAGCACTTCGGTCGCCGTCATCTGCGGCGTGTCGATCAAGATCTGGAATAGCGTGATGAGGAAGGCATCGTGAATGATTGCCTTCTCCATGTCCATCGTCTTTTCGTTGATGGACAAGTTGCCAGTCGGCAGGACGTCGATCAGCCGCTTGCCATCCTTGCTGATACCGCCTGGATTGAGCGCGCCGGCCTTCATGCTGAACGAGCCAAGATTGCCGTCGTCGTGCGCGAGGAGCACCGGCTGGAGCGTGCGGTGGGCCTGCTGGATGTGCCCCTTCTTCTGCTCGTTCAAGAGCTTGATCGAAGGCAGCACCCATTGCCCCGGGCCGCGGCCGTACGTCTCGCCGCTCGCCTGGGTGTAGCGCGTCACCGCATAGGGAAACTTACCGAAGCCCGACTCGCGCAGGAGATCCTGCGTCTCGACCAGGATGTACACCGACGCGTAGGGCATGCCCTTCGGGTCGACGCGTTGCGGGTCGTAGTCTTCGCGCGGGAAGACGCAATGCAGGACGTCGTGCTTCTTGTCCATCATCGCCGCATTGCCGGCCATGTCTTTCATTGCCTGCGGCACCGCATCGCCTTGTGCATTGAACTTCTGCACGATCTGGCGCGCGGTCATCGGGAAGACGCGATAGATCGTGTCGACGATGTTCGCGTGATTCTCGACGAAGTACGCTTCGCCAAGGTGGATGTTCCGGTAGCGCAGCCCGCGCGACTTCTCCGGCTGGTCGATGAACAGGATGCCGTTCCCGTACACACCGAGCGAGAGGTAAACCTGCTGGCTGTTGCCGACGAAGTTCGCCACCGGACGATAGCGGTAGTCGTGCAGGGTTTGTGCAAGCGCCTCGAAGAACAGCTTCACGGCGCGGTTCTTTTGCAGAATCGGGTCGATGGCCTTGAAGCGCTCCCACACGGCGCCCTGCGGCGTCGCGATCGACTCGATCACGCTCATGAACTTCTGCGCGGCAAGTCCCGCCGTCGCATCGAACTGGAGTTGAGTTTTCTTCTCGCCCTCGGCGCGATTGGCGAGTGGTCCCTGGAAAGAGTTGCGGTGCGCCGGGATGATCCGGTCGGCCGCTTCCTCCCACTGGCCGTTCCAGTTGCCGCGGTCGCTGCGAAGCGTGCCGAGCCGCTGGATATGGAACTGAGTGAACTCGCTCACTCTAGCCCAGGATCTTGCGAGCCTGGCCGGCGCGCCTGTAAGCTGAAGTGAATCCGAGAAGATCCGCGTCATTGCCGGTGCGCGTTGCGCCAGCTGCGCGAGCCTGACTGGAGTAGTCTTGACTGCGCGTATCGAACTGCACCGGATCGAGCGGAAGGTTGTCGACCGGAGGCGGCGGATTCTTTTTCTTGTCGGCGTCGGTCTTGTTCCAGCCGAACGCGGCTTTTGCCGCCGGGTCGGCATTCAGCTTCACGTTTTGGATATCAGGGCTGCTCATTTTCCGCTCCTCACTTTCGCTTGCATTCCCTTCACGCGCGGCCCGCGCTTCTGGCGCATGCGCTCGAGCATGAAGAACCCGGCATTCAACGAACTTACCGTCCCTTGCTGGATCTCGTCCGTCGCGAGGAAGGCTGCGACGCGCGCGGCGACTCGCGTCGCGCTTTGCGCCACCGGCTTCTTCAACGGCCCGCTCGGCGCGACGCCGACTTCCACCGAGCCTTTCTCGCCGAGCATCACAGGCC